TTGGCGCAAATTTAAGTAAATCGACCGCACTTTGGTGCGGTTTGTTATTTTAAGGAGTATGTATGAACTACACAAAGAAACCTGTCACAATTCAAGCGTGGCAATTCACAAAAGAGAATTACACTAAAGGGGTTCCGCACATTTTTAGAAGTAAAAATGTTTCGTATTGGTCGCAATATGGCGGAAAGGTTATCGGAGGGGAAATTAAAACATTAGAGGGTGTAATGGAAATTTCCGAAAATGATTGGGTTATCTGTGGGGTAAATGGCGAATTTTATCCGTGTAAGCCAGATATTTTTGAAAAAACTTATATGCCAGATCCAAATATTGAAGGCTATATCAATCGTATTCGTGATCTTGCAAACAATCGAGATGTTGAGGGAACACATATTGAAGCTGATAAAATCTTGTGTGAAGTACTGAAAACTCTTGGGCAAAGTGAATTGGTCGAAGAATTTGAAAAATTAGAAAAATGGTACGCGTAATAACGCTAAATGATATGACCGTCCGAAAGGGCGGTTTTTTATTGGAGGAAATATGGAATCTACAACAAGAAAATTACATAATTTAAAAACCGTTTCTAGCTTATTAGATATGAGCGCGCCAACAATTTATAGAAGGATAAAAAACGACCCTAATTTTCCAAAGCCTCATCTAGTCGGTGGGAATAACTTTTGGACTGATGCACAAATAAATGACTACATTGAAAGAATTGAATCAGGCTGCTATTCATCTTAGCAGCCCATTAATGCTTTCCCATCAGATGCCTCTTCTACAAAATTCCCCCACCACTGCATATATTCGATCCGTTGTGGCATATACTTTGCTTTATTGTATGTGCCACGAACGGAAGAATATTCAAAATGTGCCAAGCACACCTCAATAATCTCACTGTTAAATTCGGCCTCATTCATAGCTGTGCTAAAAACAGATCGCAAACCATGTGCGGTCAAAATATTCCTATAACCGATCCGTCCAAGAGCTTTGTTTGGTGTCTCTTTCGATATAGGCTGTCTTGGATTTTTTTTGCTAGGGAAAACAAACTTACTATTGTAACGATTCAACTTCTGTAACAAGCGCAAAATCGTTACAGCTTGTTTGGATAATGGCAAGATAAAATCTTGTACTTTACCTTGTCGCCCCTTCATTTTTTCTTTAGGTATATTCAATAAGCTGTTTTCGAAATCTACATTTTCCCATTCTAATTGAGTAATAGCCCCGGCCCGACCTGCGGTAAGCAGCAGTAGCTCTAATGCACAACGAGTTTCAATTTCAAGGGTACTATTCTGCAAATCTTCAAACAATTTAGGTAATTGCTCTGGGCGAATAGTGGGGTTATTTTCAGCTATTGGCCGAATAAATACCCTTCCTATATCTGCGGTTGCATTATAATTAATTACTCCTCTATTAACCGAATAAATCATTATTTGGTTTAAATAACCAATAATACGATGCAATGTATCCAATTTTCCTGCTCGCTCTAATGGTTTTAATTTCTCAATAGCAAGAGGAGCGGAAATCTCACTAATAGAATAATGCCCCAACACTTTAAACAAGTGACGTTCTAACCGTTTCCCAATATCAATAAAAGTCACTTCTTTTAATCGACCAGTATCAACTTCATTTTTCTTTAGGTATAGCCATTCCTTTCCCATTTCTCTCAAGGTAAATTGACGTTCTTGGATGGCTTTTTGTTCTTGCTGTAAACGGTAATCTTGCGGATCGGTATTTTTCGCCAACAAAGAACGATATAAATCCCTAATCTCTCGAGCGTCTTTTAATGAAATCTCAGGATAAACACCAAGACTAATTAAAGTTCTTTTTTTGGAAATTGGTTTATAATATTGGAATCGCCAAATTTTCGAACCATTCATTTTTACGAGCAAGAAAAGACCTTGGCCATCAGACAGTGAGTAGTCTTTCTCTTTAGGTTTAGCATTATTGATTTCTGTAATGCTTAATGGTTTCACTAATACGGCCATCCTCCCCCCTTTGGTATTACGAAAATAATTTTGGTAAGCGTGATTTTTTAGTATTTTTATGGATTTTGGTATTACGACACCTAAAAACCCCAAATTGTATTACCAAATATAATACCAAAAATGTGAGTTAGATTAATATAGATTGATATGGATTTATTCTAAGAAATCAGGTAACAGCTTGATTTACTAGTAAATTTAATTTTATTTGATTTGGATTGAGAGGGATTGAAAAGGAGAGATGGTGCAACTAGCTGGACTCGAATAAATTAAATAACACAATGATTTAAAATATAATTTTAAAAATTAAAGCTATTATATATTACCATTCATAATACCATTATATTTAATGACCTATAAATCTAAAAAATTAAAAGAATTTGCATTGCTATTCTTTGCTCTTCCCTTTATAAATATTAGCACGTCATTATTGAACAAGTAAGGAAGGCGAGAAAAATCTCGCCTTTTGCTTTATAAAAACTACTGAACTTTTAGAATGTTCGCGGAATGAAAGTTGATGATTGATACTGCGTGCGTTTTTGCGCCCAATCTTTAGCATCGGCTGATGCTTTGGCAAACTGTAAATGAGCGGCGTCTTCACTTTTCTGTCTTGCAATATCTGCCGCTTGTTGTGGAGTGAGATTATTTACATCAACCATATTGCGCACTGGAGGAGCGACAGAAGATTTAACATCCTCAGCCACCGTTTCGCGCTCCACTGGTTTCGGATTGTACAAATCCATATCACCACCGCCGGTCATATAAAGCGCTTGCCCCATCTGGCCAGCCCCCTTAAATGCAGCGATCGTATCAGGGCGCTTAAGATAATTCTCGCGTTCAGCAGAAACAGCTTTGATTCTTGCAGTAATCGCATTTTGTTGCTCTTTATCTTCTGTTGCGGACAATTTTTCTTGTAAGGAATGTATTTGGCTATCATAAATACCAAGCGTTTGAGTTGCACCGAGAAGGTTTTTTTGCGCTTCTGATTCACCACTATGAGAATAACGTGCTGAAATTCGAGCTTTTGCAGCCGCCGCTGAAATCTCATTACGAGTTCTATGATCTTCAAGCTCAAACTCGTGCTTGTATTTTTTATCAAGCAATTCACTATCAAAAGCACGTTGTTTGTCAGCTTCTGCTGTTTTCCAATCTAACAGCTTTTGCGTTTCTTCATCTTTCCACCCTTGTTCAACATTTTTGACAATACCAGTTCCCAAGCCTTGCGTCATTGCACCGAGAATTCCACCCCATCCCATAAATTACGCCCCTTGTTGTTGCATTAGTTGTGATTGACCGTTTTGCACTTGCGTACGGCGTTGGCTTTCCATTTCAGCCACTTTGTTGATCATATCAACGTATTGCTGTTCTTCTTCCTGAGGTAATGCACCGTGCGTTGCTTCGCCAAATTGCTCAAGCGCATTCATTAAAATATCAATCAATACATCATCAATTTGCTCTTCTGGCACACCAACTTGCTGCAATAATTGCATAGCTAAATCTTTAGCGACTTGCATCATCACTTGTGGCGGAATAGTTTTTCCATTTTGTTGCGCGGCCTGAAGATTTGAAATCATCGCTTTTGCGACTAAATCTGCAATACCTTCTTCTGGCCCTTTTTCTTGAATACGCTGTTGCGCAACATTTGCGATAGCATTAATAGAATTTTGCATCAACATTTGATACATCTGCGCCATACTTCCCTGTTGTTGTGAACCCTGTGGATTTTCGACTGCACTTTGTTCTGTTGTCTGTGGTTGTGATTGTTGTGTCATTGAATCTAAAATACCCATGAATTTGTCCTTCTATCGAATTGAAATGTTGTTCCATAAGTTGATGAGCTGAGGAATTTCGTTGTAATCCTCATTTTCCGTTTTTATTGGATTGAGACGTTGTTGCATTGAGCCTAGGATTCCAGGCTTATACGACTCATTACTGCCATCCATTGCTCTTCGCTCTCTATCCTCTTTCGATGCACGAGCTATCGCATCTTTTTGATTAGCAATATCCCCTTTTAGTGCCGGTGAATTGAGCTTTTCAGCTGCATATTCAATAGCGTGATTATGTCGCCAACCATCTGCTATTGTTTTAGCTCCAGTACCAACAAAACTACCAAGGGCTGGATTGGCAGCGTAACCAATAACTCCTGCCGCTGTCGCCAATCCGCCAGCAAATCGAGAGCCAAATGAATCCATATCTTCATCATAAAAATTCTGAGCCGCGTGGTAATTTGAGCGATAGGCTTGGCGTTGAGAAGGGGTCATTTTTTCAAGGATTTTTTCCTTATCTTTGAATTTGTCTGCAATTGTTCCAGCTTTGGAAACGCCAAGTTGAGCGATTCCTTGTGTAATTGCCGCGCCTTTAGATACTGGTTCACCAACAACTCCCATAAGCGTTGAAACAACATTTCCGACTGTATCACCAGCGTATTTTTTTGTCTTATCTTCCATCGCATTATGATGCGCAATATCTCTCAATCGTTCATCTGAGGTGAAGAATCCAACATTATCCCAATCTTCTCTGGCAGAATAAGGCGCATTGGAGTAACTTTTTCCAAATAAACCGCCAGTGAGTGTTTTCTGATCTTTTTCTGGAGCGGCGGCGCTCATTTGACCGTTAGCGAGCGAATGATATTTTTCACTAATTGTTCGGCTAATTGCGCTATGACCACCACTCCAACTAGAGTTATTTCTTCGCTCATTAAATGCATCAGTATAGACTTTGTCTTTTCCGTATCTAGATTTGTGGTCATTCCATCTATCTGACGTACTACGATAACTATCACTACTGTTATCTTCTCGCCAACCACCGCCACCGGAAAAGGATGAATCAGAATCACTAGCTCGCTCATAGCCAGCTTTTTCCATTGACTCACCAAAACTATCATGCAACTCTGCCATTGTTAGCCCCTTTAGTTTCAGAACGTTTCTTCATTTCAGTCAAAATACCGCCATTTGCTAATCCTGGAGAATCATCCACGGTCAAACTTTTATACGACCAATCCGCATCTGGTACGGCTGAATATTTTGATTTCATCTGATCTTGCAGATTTAATAACTCACGTTGCTGATTGATCAAATCTTTACCAGCTTGTTTTTGTGCAAAGTAACCACCGGCACCAGCAATAACATTACCGATAATATTGCTTGCCTCTTTATGGTTGTCCATCCAATCCATTGCACTTCCAGCTGTTTCTCCTAGCCATTTACCAGCTCCACTAATTGCATCCCATGCACCATCCCAAAACGCCATAACCTTTCTCCTCTTAACTAAATTTGAATTGACGGAACGCCTAAACTCGGAAAAGACGACCAATTTTGTTTAGTGGTCGGAATTCCTTGCATAAACTTACTCATAAATTGAATTTCTGAATCTCGACTTGCTTTAAGTTGCTCAATAGCTTTAGTTTTATCCTCAGCTTTCATATTCGAATTATTCAGGATAGTGGCAATTTGCGCATCGAAGTTACTGGTAATTTGCATGGTGAAATCAATAGATTTACCAATAGTGTTAGCCGCGACTTGCGCATTTAAGTTCTTCATCTCATTTTGATGATTCAAATTCGCCATATCTTTTTGTTGTTGGCGTTCAAGTGCGGTTTGAGATGCGGTAAACTGATTCTGAGCCTGATTCAATCTGCTTTGATTGTTATAAGCTAGGTCAGATTGTAATTGCGCCATTACACGCTGATGACCGCGTTCTAATTCTGCCTGCGATGCGGTGAATTGATTTTGTTGCTGATTGAGCTTACTTTGATTTTGGAAATTTAAATCAGCTTGTAAGCGAGTTTGTTTTTCCGCAAACGCATTTTGCGTATCTTGGCTTGCAATTGGTATTACCGCATCAAGCATTGCACGTTGAGCAGATTCCACACCAATGGTTGAATTTTGCAAACCGCGATTAGCAGCCATACGCTCTCCTTTAGCAGCCGCACTATTCATTAAAAGTGAATTGCTATTTAATAAATTAGAGACATTGCCTGCCATTGTTTGTGATGTATCTTTTGGCGGTGGTTGAGTAGAAATTGTTGGGGCTTGCGGAGTTTTAGTTTTATTCACCGCATCCGTCATAGAACCTAGAATTGACATATATTCTCCTAAATAAAAGGCTACTTATTCAGCAGCCTTAGTTTGAAAATCATCTGGGTATTGTTTACGCGAAAGCTCGCTTTCATACGCCGTCTTACAATGATTCTTGTCAAAGAAAATCCCATTAATCACGCAATACAACACATGCCAGCGTTTTTTCGGCTGTGGTTTTAAACACGCGCGATAAGTTCGGCTGGAAAGGGTTTCATCTGCCGCGCCACCTGTGAGGGCATTAAACAGTTGGTCTATGGCAATGACCACGTGATATCCATATTTTTTTAATTTACTTGGAACTGCCATTGTTCAATCTCCTGTTCAAGTGCGGTTAAATCATCGGGCGTTTTTAAAGCCAACAAACGGTCTTCAAAGGCTTGTCGTTGCCCAATAATAATGCCAATCGCCACCGCAAACTGGGCGGATTTTTCAATCACTTTGCTAATTAGCATATCCAGTGGTACACCACGTACACGCGCAACTTGTGAAAGCATTGGTGTAGGGGTGTTGTGGTCGGCTTGCCATGCGAGAGCCTCTTTCTCTTGGCGATAGAAACTCTCAATTTCCGTTTGTGGGTAGCCTGTCAGTAAGCTATTTTTAAGTTGGTCCGCTTTGTCCGCTAACTTATTGAGTAAGCCTTCTTTTTGTTGTTCAAAAAGTGCGGTTTGTTTTTCGGGTGAAATTTCCCACGTGAGCGTATCAAGATTTAGCTCGTGTGCTGCGCTTGGTTGTGGGTCAATTAATACAGGGTTGCCTGTTTTATCGGCGATGATTTGTTTGCCAGCGGCTTGTCCATTGAGTAACTCAAGATATTTATCTTGGCTAATTTCCACTGCGCCTTCGGGCACAAATCCACCGTAAGAATCGTCAAAAAAACCGTCTTTAAAATACATTGTCATTATTTCCATCTCCCAATTGCCAAAAACTGTAAACGACATGCACCTTGGTTTGGATCGCCATGTTCGTAGTTGTACCAATACAATGTTGTCGCTGTTGATTTTGTTAATATATTGACTCCAACATCATGGTGACCTTCAAAGGATGATGTTATATTCCCCCAAACTAACGGTTTCCCCACAAATGACACTGCCCACGTCAATTGTTTTTGTCCTGTTCCACCAATTCCACTGTTTGGACCGTGGACATCGGTAAAATCAGCGAAATATGTTTGTATCATTGTGCCATCTGGATATTTTCGAATCTCAAAGTTGCCGATTTTTTGATAGGTAAAATCAGCTAAATTAGCTTTTTGCGCAACCAGTTGTCGTACTGGCTCTATATCATTCCACTTCTCCCATGCTGACCAATCATCATTAGCGACACTCACTTGCCAGCGAATATAGGTATCTTTCGAATAATGTACGTGGAAAATTTGCCGACACCATCTTTCATTACCTATACCACCTGTAATGACCTGAAGATTTCCCGACCCAATATCACTATTTGTATCTCTAGGTGAATTACTTACTCCGTAAAGTGTCCCAAAGCAATAAATACCGTCAGTGCGATAATCATTCATATTACCTCTACCATTTTCCACCTTAAAATTATTAATACCATAGCCAGCTAAGGTTGTGGCAGGGGATTGTTTGCTATCCGCAGTGTGCTGGGCATTATCTGCGGCAGTTTTGGCTTCCACGCCTTTGTCATAAGCGGTTTTGGCTGCTTTACTTGTAGCAACATCATCTTCGCTTTCGCTATTTACTGCAGAGGATTTTTTGCTGTTTGGGATGTAATTTTGCGAGACATTTAACTGTAATTGTGCAGTTTGTTGAGCAAGTTTTTTCCCCGCTTTTGCAGTGAGTGCAAGAGATTCACTTTCAAGGCCAGTATCATTGGTTAAGCGAACCACTCCTTCGGTATTAATGTTTGATCGTGGTACATTAAGTACCTTGGCATAATCAACCTCTCCAACAGCAAGACTTTCCGCTTTTTTTGCTGCTTGCGTCGCTTCCTCTGCTTTTTGTGTAGCAATAGTCGCACTTTGTGTTGCAGATGATTCCGCACTTGCTAAATTTACGGCTAATTGTGCTGCTTTTTGTGCATAATGGTAAGCAGAATATTTTTCATCTAAAACAACTTCATTTTCAGGATTAGACGCCCATTTACGCGCCATATTTTCTGATTCATCTGCGGATTGACTGCTTGATAATGCAGAAGTCGCAGCTTTCTGTGCCGTTTGTGTATTGGTTGCAGTGATTTGGGTGTTTTTTGCAACCTCTTGCGCGGCTGATGCAACTTGTTGTGCTTTTTTGATGACATCATCACGTGCATTATTCACACTTGCTTCTGTTTCCGTTAGCATTTTGAATGGAACAGGATGATTTGGGTCGCTAGGTTCGGGAATTAATGGACTGGTTGCAAAGCCTTTTCCATCATCACGCATTGCTGGAATACGCTCAAAGCTCGCTTGGATGGCATCAAATTCATCAGAAACTGCCGTGCCATCTGCCTTTGTGTAAGGGGTAAATTGATGGGTGCGTTGATACCACGTTCTTTTTTCATCAGACACGATAATTTCTCCGAGTTATGTAGTTGAGAATAAGCCCACTGATTTCAAATTGTGGGGAGTAAATAGATGAACCAGAAAATGACAGTGCAATATTGCGACTATAGCCAGATAAATAGAATGTTGGTGTAGAATAATCTTCCGCTGACCACAGGAAATCATTCCAAAAGGAATCATTCCAACGCCCGCCGCCGCCAGCGATTTGCAAATCCTTGCTCAATGTTGATGCATGGTAGTTAGAATTGTAATCAAGATCGAAACGATAACTTAATTTAGATTTTCCCTCTGTAGTCGCTTGTAATTCTGAGCTATGCCAACTTTTAATCAATGTTGGCGACCCACAATGGTTAAATGCCATTTTAATAATCCAATCAATTGGCTTTCCCGAAAAGGAATAACATTTATCAGATTGGCGATATACCTTACCGTCATCAAAAGCCAAGTAAACTTGTTCAGGTGATTGCCATACCCCACGTAAAATCTCAGGATAAGTAAAAAATGTACTCCGTGTTGAGCCATCAGCTTGTAACATCATACAAATATGACGACCTTCTTTGGAATAGAACCGAATCTGATTTGATTTCGGTTTTGTGGAAGTATAAGCAATGTTGTAATGTTGCTTGTCGAAACCTAGTTTACGATTGGCATCTACTTCACTTAATCGAAAATCGCCAAATTGCTCGGTTTGATCGATGCGTGTAATACCATTTTTACTAATAGCTAAAGGAACAAATGTTGTTTGTAATGTTTCAGGTACAATGCCGATAGAAGAAACTTCTTTTAAAACCCAATCATCACGCCCAGAACCGTAAAGCCCTGCTATTTTATTACGGCAACCAATAATTAATACCCCACCAACTGTGGAAGAAAGTGCGGTGATTTCATCGCCTAAACCCAATTGCTCTGAGCCGAGTAAAACTGACCATTGGTTAGGACGCCCCACTAAAGAATGTCCTAATTGCCCACCTGGGGAAGAGGCAAATAAGTGATTGCGGTGTGCACAGATATATTGCGGATTATTACTATTAACCAAAATTGGAACAATTACCCCATTTGGCCGCACTTCAATTATTTGTTCTCCATTACAGCCGTAAGCATAAAATGTATCTGCACCGCCATAAAAATTGTGATAAATAAAGTGCCAAGACAATCCTTTTGATAATTTGACCAACTCGCAATCCTCAATGGTTGCAACAGTCTCCCCTTTTATTTGTAAAGGTTGATTTTCAATAACCGATTGAGAGAGAACTACGTAACCAGATAAATTATCTGGGGCAAGCGTGACTGAATGGATAATCCCACGACTGCTAGCAGATATAAACTCAGCACCATTCAGTAAATTCTCAGGTTTTACCACATTTTTTAGTTTAACTAGATAGGTATTCGGTATGGCTGACCATCCTTGACTTGAGCTGATAAACCCACCACACTTTTCTCCGTTATCTCGAAGGGCGATGACTTCGTTATTGAGTTCTAGTACGCCACGAATTGGGTTTTCTCCTGGTACGGTAAGCACATGCTCTACGCCCAATTGAAAAGCAGTCGCACGGTAGCGTAAATCATCTTCTAACTCTCCTTCTGTAGAGCTATGCACGTAGTGAGCAGTGAAAGATGTTCCCTCTACGCTAAAAACATTGCCATTGGCTAAATTTAATGGACGTAATGCTGCAACAACAAGCTCTTGCGCTAACACATCAATAATTTGATAGCGTTTTCCTTGATGGTTGAAGGTTTTATTAAGAAAGGATTTATCTTGAGGAATTTCATCAACCACTAATACTGCATAATCCATCTCAGAAGGAATCATTTCTCCGTCAATGCATTCATAGCCCTCAATTCGAGAAAAACCACCTCCATAATTAGGTTGCACATTTAACGCGATAAGCGCATCACTATTCGCCTTTGCAATCGGCGGCGTAGTTAAATCCATGCCGCCGCTGATGGCGATAAATTGTGATTGAATTCGTGGAAGTTGTGACATTATTTGCCTAATGATGGAGTGGGTAAGAATCGTTCGCAAAGCAAATGGAGATATTTATCCCATTCATTTTGCCCACGCATAACGAGCTCTTGTGCATTTTGTGACAGGGCTTTACTTTGCATAGCGTAGTACACAATCGCCACATGGAATTGCTTAGGAATAAATGGTGTATCAGAGGACGCTTCTAATTCTTGAAGATTATCACCATCAAAACCATTCCCCCAAAATCGCTTGTTCCATGGGCGTAAGGATTGAATATCCAGCCACGCTTCACGAATTGCATCAACATACTCAAGGTTACGACCAGTTTGATTGGTAACATTATGCGGGCCTTCGCCTGTATCGTTCATTTCACGACGTAACCGTTGAGCAAGTTGCAAGTAATTCATTAGGCATCACCTAATACAGTAATGGAATAGCGAGGAGCAAAGTATTCGCTATAAGTACCGTCTTTGTTTTGTTCAAAGCGATGTTCGCCAGCTTTAGAAAGTAAAACATAAACAGATTCGGGTACGGAAACTTCTTCTCCGCGTTTAATTAATATATCCAAATCATTAAGACCAACATACACATCACTGTTGTCAGTTTCACTTGGCGCAATGATAATTCGCACACGTTTGTTTGCAGATAAAGGCAAATCAGCTGGAGGTGTTTCTTTTGACTTATTTTCTGTTGGTGTATCTGGGCGCACCAAACCAGTAGAACTTTCAAAATCAAGAATAGCCTGAACAAGATCTTCTTTCTTACCATCTTTTTCAATACCGCATTGTTCGCGTAAGTGCGCAACCAACTCTTCTTTTGTGGCTTTTTTCAGATCAATAAATGGATATGACATAGATTTCCTCATTAAAAAAAGAAAGCCCTCACGAGGAGGGCTTGAGTTTCAAATTAAAGTGCGGTTGCGGCGACTTCCAAACGAACTAACCACGCATCATTCAAGATTTTACCAGCCCACCAAGTTTTCCAACCGACGGAACCAGTTTGACCAAGTTCATCACCTTTTTCGGCTTTACCAGGATTGCGTACCAAAATTTGCGCGGCATCTTTGCCTTTTAATGGACAAACTGCATAAGCTTCTTGACCAAAGATCGCGATTTTGTACACGTCCGCATTTGAACCGCCAGTGGATAACACTTTACCAGCGGCGGATGCACCTGCATTTGCTGTTGGGGTAAGCAATGGCGTGGTGATAAAACGCACATTTTCTACTGTACCGAACTCTTGCGGAACAATTGGCTGACGAGAGCCATATTCAGCAACTGGGGTAAACCCTGGCAAATTGCGAATATCCGCTTCCAAGTCTGTGTGACAAACAGCAATATAGGCTGCTTCAATCGGTTTAGTACCGTATTTAATTGAACCATCCAAAATATTAGTTTTTTTCTTCGCACGGTTACGTTGTAATTTACGCACGGCTGCACGAACGTGCTCTAATTTCAAAGCTGTATTGACTTGTGAGGTTCCTGAACCGTTAGCAAAAATCACGTTAGTACCACCACTGATTGCCCCCCACGTTGCAAGCTCAGTAGTTTCTGCTGCTTGCTCCCCAGAAAGCATGGTCATGTCGGACAATACAGGATCTTCGTGAGTATCTTGAATCACATCGGTGATTTCAGTCCACGCACCAAATTGTTGTAAACGACATTCCACATCTTCATACACCATTTTTTGGGATTCAGGGCGAACACCTTCAGTTAATGGAGTTAAAGCCGGTGCGAATGGTTTCGGACGGCGGAATTTAATCACTTGGGATTTGTTTTGTGGAATCGGTTTGGTTTGACCAAGTTTAGTCAAAATCAATACTGGTTCAGCATGCGCTAACATTTTAGCTTCTGCATATACTTGTGTGCGTTGAGAAATATCCGTAGATTTAGTTGTAGCCATAATAATTTTCCTCAAATGAACTAACTATCGCTGCTTAGCAAATTGAGCAGCTAATTGATCGAATAACGCATCTTCGTCAATTTCATCACCACCTTTTGGTGCGCTACGCCCCGTTGGGAGTGACATGGCGGATAATTGTTGAGAGCGTTTATTACGTTGCTCAGTGATGGAGGATGTCGCACGTTTGTACTCGTTGAGTAAATAAATCGCATCTTGCGGATCGTCAGAGCTAAACATTGCTTTAACGCCATTTGGCTGCGTATCTACCCAACGATGGAACATAGGGTCGCGCAAGATATTGTCTGCATCAGGAACAGCTTGAGTGACTAAAGAAATAGAGGTATCAAGTTGTTGCTGTGCAAAATCTTGAACGTTGGCTTCCACCATTTGAGCGATTGGTGCAGAAACATCTTCAAGGCGTTTATTTTGTCCGGCAATAATGCGGGACAATAACTCTGCAACTTCAGGATAATCAGCACGCAAACTTTCCAACTCTCCCTCAAAGGAAGGTTGGTTTTGTTTGAGCTGTTCTAGAGCGACTTGTGCTTGTTGATATTTCTTTGCGAACGCACCAGCACGACCACGATGAGATTTAGCCATGTGTTCGTAGCGTTCTTTATCTGCTTTCATTGAGCGGAAATGCTCTTTCACTTCGTCCGTGGCATTTGCTAACCATTCAGGCTCTTCCTCTTTTGCTTCCGGCGCTTGCGGGTTGCTTTCTTGAGGAGGATTTTCTCCACGCTGATCAGGCGCAGGCTGATTGTTGTCATTTGCAACAGACGGCTCGTTGTCGGCAGTTAGTCCACCTGATTCAAGTTGATTAGCGGCTTCGTCAAAAGCGGCGTCAGCATTAAATTCTGCGGTGTCTTGATTTTCCATGTATTACCTCGTTAAGCAGCATAAGGCGGCTTGTGATAATGCGTTAATAAAAAAACCCGCTGAAATTAGC